ATCATTAGCGGCATCAGCAATTTCTTCTGCAAAAGGGTCTATATCTGTATAAGCAGCCTTTCTAGCTTCTTTTAATTCTTGTAATTTTTCTATTTCAGTATCATATTGTCCTATAATAGTATTAGAAACATTAATAATAGTTTGATAATAATCTGCAGTATTAATCATACCAGATATATTTTCTTCCTGTACATTATTAAGAATCTTAAAAGTTTTACCTAATCTAGTTAAAACTTTTACAGATTCTTTTACAGAATTATTATAATCCTCTTGAGCCTGTTCTAAAGCTTTTAATTGAGGAGTTTTCATAGTATCTCTTATATAAGAGATAGCAGTAGTTAAAAGGATTATTGGACCCAATAATCTCATTAAGCCTCCTATAGCTTTAGAAGCGAAAGCTGTAGCAACTCCTACAGCTCGGAAAGATGCTGCTAATATACCATTTGAAGCTGCTGTCATTTTTATGTATCTAATAGATACTTGTAAACTTCTTACAAAACCTTTTCTTTCTATTAAATTACCTACTTGAGATGAAGTTTGAGCCATCATCATAAAAGCACCAGTAGTTCTAGCTATACTACCCGAAACTGCAGCAGCACCTCTAGCTGTAACTAAAGATATTCTATTCCACATATTCTTGGAAGTTACAACTACACCTTTTGCTACTTTGTCATTAACTTTCTTTAAAGCTATAAATTCATCTCTAGTACCTTTAAAGGCTCCTTTAGTGGCTTTCCCAAATTTATCAAACTCAGGGCGCATACCTCTTAATGTTTTTTGTGCTGCTCTTGCTAATTCTTCCCCTCCTTTTCCTGCTTCTATAGCCATTCTGAAGGGAGATTTTTTACCTAATTTAGAAATATCTATATTTCTTTTAAGAGCTACCGCATGGGAATCCATAGCCTCTGCTGCTTTATTAGCTTGTCTAGTAGCTACTGAAAAACCTTTATTAGCTAAACTGCCCATACCTACAGCCAAATTATGAGCGCCAGTACCTAACGAAGCAAATCTGAGGCCTATAGCATCTAAAGCTGGGGCGGCTTGCCTAGTAATAGTTATTGCCATATAAGCGAAAATACCTACTAAAGCCTCATTATTTCTAGAAAAGAAACTGGCTATAGGTTTTAATACGTTATTTAGTAAAGCTAGAGCATCTTGTATTAGTGTAGACCATACTGCATGTAATCTAGTAAAATCATTTATGGTTTGCTCTTCTAATAATGTTTTAAACTTTCGTTCGCCTTGAGTTAATACCTCATTGAGGATAGCTTGTTGTTTTTCAAAAGTAGATAGTTCTTCTGCGGTTTTATTTAAAGATCTAGCATATTTATCCGATGCAGGTTTAAGTCTTAAAATAATACCTAATTCGTCGAGCAATTCAGGTTCTGCTTTTACAACACCACGAATAAGTCTATCCATGGAATCCGTCATATTTCTACCTAAAGCAACTGATGCTGCTTTGGCAACTTTACCTAGTCTTTCTAGCTGTGGAGCATTAAAACCTGCTTGTGCCCATATTGCTGAAGCTCTGGAGGCCTCAGCAAAGCTTAACATTCCATTAGTAGCTTCTTGAAGAGATATAACCATACCTTGTAAATTAGCACCGGTTTGGATTGTCATAATCTCTAAACCTTTACGCATATTTTCAATATCTGCAGCTCTTGATAGAGCTCCAAATGCTGCTGTTAATGCAAAGATATTAGCAGCTAAAGTAGCGTATGCAGGTACAAGTACTCCTCTCAAGCCTTGTGACATTTTTGAGAAGTTTTTTGAAGCTCCAGAAGAAGCATTTGCTACGCCTTTTATATTTCTATCAGCTTGGGCTGCTGCTCTAGAAGTTCTTTTTAAGCTGCCTTTATCATCAACTTCTACTCTTACCTGTTTTACTACTGTATCTGCCATTATAAATTCCGGAACTACTTCTTTCTTGCTCTTTCCATTGCTTCTCGAGATTTCTTCTTTGCTTTATTATCGAGTATGGAAATAAGTTCAAGTACTAGAAGTCTTTGATGCTTATCTACATCAAGTATATTCATCAGGTCTAGCACGCCTGACATTTGCTTTCCTGTATATCCTACATCTGCTACTATATTATCTGTTAATAGATTAAATATTGCTATAGCTTTTGGGACTATTTCTGGAAAATCAGATTCATCTCTAGGTATTTCTTCTGGAATGGGTTCTTTACCCAGTTGTTCCATCATATCTAAATACTGGTCTTTTGACATTCCAATTTCGGAATTACTTAACCAATTATTAAAGTTATCTCTAAGTTCCTGAACTTGCTCTTGAGCGAAACTCAGCTAGGTCAAAGACCACCTCATTAATCCAAGTATCAAATTCTGTAGAATTTTGCATTAAAATAAGTGCATTATCTTGTGAGTATTCTAACTCTGCTTCTTCATCTTTAACATTAGTAAGATCAACTAAAATGAAATTTTCTAAATAAGAATATTTAAAGCCATCCCAACCTCTAACTACAGCTTTTGTAAATTCTTTTGCGAATAAATCTTCGTCTAATTCTTCTACAGGTTGTCTTGTTTTTCTATCAAATTTAGTATGTACACAACGTTTACGTAGTTTAACTAATTCGTCTCGAGAAAGATGAGCTACTTTAAAAATCAAACCTGGATTACCAGGATACTCCATGTCTACTACTTTCTCATTTACTAAAAGATTTTTTAAATCCATGTTATATTATTCTCCAATTATGGGTAAGTTATAAAATCGCCCGCAGTTCCTGTAGTTCCTACATATCTAAAATCGTAGGCTCCTGTGTATATATCTGCAGGTTCAACTCTTGTAGTATAAATACAAGAGTTTAATGTAATTGTAGCCTTTTTAGGTTCTCCTATTTCAAAGACTATAGGTTTAGTATTGGTACTTAGAATACTATCGGAATTATCACTAGTTACATAGTGATTTATAGTACCTGATATATTTCTTTTTGTTAATCTATGTATAGATGGGTAATATATAGATGTGTCTTGTATACTTTCTTGATCAAGCCAATCTATTTCATTAGTGAATTGAAGATTAGCTCCAGTAAAATTAGAAACTACATTACCGTCTACTTTTGGATTAATTATTCCTATAAATTCTGAGGTAGAACCACTATTTTGAGTAGTAAGAGCTGCAAGTGTAGTATCCGCAGTATCTCTAGATACTCTTTGAAGTTTACCTCCTTGGCCTGTTACATTTATGAACATAGCTTCATCTTTCTTTAAATCAAAAGTTATAGAATCTAAGATTGAATCAGTAATGTAGTAAGCGCTTTCATTTGATAAAAAGTATATAGTACATGTATTTAATTTTCTAGAACCTTCTAAATCTGGACCGCTCATATTAAAAAACAGGTCATAAAGCACCTGTTCTCTATTTTCAGAAGTTAAATGAACTTCAAAAGAGAAATCAGCAGGATTTGCTTTTGTGACCTGTCCGGCATCCGACAAAGCGGTATTATGTAGTGTTCTAACTGAATAACTTTCTTCTTGTAAAGTTTGAGAAAATTTAAAGGTGCGGGAAGCACCTAAGTTGTACTTCCCGCTACCATATACTATATAAATTTCTCCACCTCTAAGAAAATTATATGTAGCCATTTCTCTTACCTACTAGGAAGCGCAACCAGCTGATCCCGCAGTAGATGTTGTCTGTGCAACATATCGTACAGATAACTCTCGTGGATCACTGACATCAGTAATAGCTTTACCATATCCAGCGGTTCCACCTACATAACCCTGAGCTTTAAAGTCAATAGATACACCGACTACATCACTAATTTCAGTAGTAGGAATATTTAATTGAGCGTTTGTTACAGCAAAAGCAACATAAGGAGCTGTTGTACCACCCATATTTAAGTTCATACCAAAATGATTAGAAATATCTGTAGAAGCACCTGCTAAATCTGCTAATAGTTGCTCGGATCCATCAGTACCTGAATTAAGGTATGCTGTTAAGTTTCCTGTAATAGAACGAGAACCGGTAAAGGAACCGATAGGTGAATCAACTGTTGCTAAGTTATCTGGAGTGATATAAGTAATATTATTATTATAAGTAATAGTACCACCTGTAATAGCTAAAGTATAATCTTTATCCGTTTCTGTGAAGGAATTAGGTGCAGTAGATACACCGGCGGTTGATCCATTAGTACCTCCTTGAGCTCTACCCCAAGCACGTAAATTAAGAGTACTTAACTTATTACGAATATAATCAGCTGCTGCGGGTACTTCACGAGCTCCGCAGTTACCTTGAACACCCCAAGTACCTCCACCAAGTAAACCAGTAGTTCCACCTGCAGTACCACAAGTACCAGAAGTAAGACTAGTACGTACTGGAATTGGGCAACCTCCTAGAGTTCCATCAATAAAGGTTCTTCCGAATCCAGACCATGTAATTTGAGCAATACCATCGATACTAAAGTCAACTTCTGCCTGGTTAATCTGACAGCCTGTCATCTTATATGTAACATCTCCAATTACGAAGTACATATTTAATTTAATTAATTCGTGCGCATTACTTACACCTGCACATACACACATACCCTCAGATCCTAAAGCACCTGCTTGATCTGATCCAGTACAAGTACCTGAATAACGAATAGCAGCAGTACCAGAAGTACCACGCCAAATACAAGTCTGTCTAGCGGATACTGCATTAGAGGCGGTTAAAGAAGCCCATAAAACTTTATCTACAGAATCATATACATTATCTCCAAAAGCACGTCCACCACCTGCACCAACACTAACTCCTGAAGTACCACCAGTTGCTGCGGTTCCTACATTTGTTTGATAATAAGGGCGAACATAAGTAGTAAATGAAAACTCTGCCGGAGCTAAAGAGGTATTATAAACGACGGATCCACGTTGTGGAGTTGCTCCTGATTCATTCAAAGTAATTTCTTGAGTTTCATTACCTTGTGAAAATGAGAAGCCATCTTGAATGGGGATTTCCCATGTATTATTAATACTATGATCACTTTCTACAGTACTAATATATAATCGAGCATTTCTCGAAAGTTGAAAAGCCATATTTTTCTCCAAAAATATACTTAGTCTTATAATCTATATATACGACTATTGTCTGATATGATTATTTAGACTAGCTATTGGTGACCTGATAACGAACTTCTATTGTCATTTCGCCCACCCCATAAGGAGCTAAAAGCCCCTCATCTGTATTAATGGAAAGTAAACTTATTTGTTCAGTACGCTTACTCCCATCATAAACTAATTCATTATTTAAATCAAGTAGAGTTTCAATATTAGTCATTACACCTTCTAATTCTGTTACAGGATTTTCATTCATCACATAAATACGAATTATAATATTAAGATAACCCCATTTAAAATCGCCTGGGTGATACTCTCTACTCTCACTACCTGCTACAACGCTAACGAAAGGGAAGTCATTAACTTCATCCCAGAAAACTAATTTATTAGTTACATTATTTGATAAATTAACATCCCAACTAGTAACTCCATCATTTGTAGCATCAATATCTTTTAATTTTTCTACTAGAGCATCTACAATTGCTCCTCTGGACTTACCACTCATATAATATCCTCGCTAAGCTCTTGATCTGTAAGTCTTTATATCAAATCTATCTCCAAATAATTCAGAAGCGATTTCTCTAATAGATTTACTTATTAAACGTCTAGGATCTCTACTAAATGATCCTTGGGCAAATCCTCTCTCAAATGTTTGATAAGGATTTTTCATATAATTATAAAATGCTGTAATTCTACCCCCTCTTGTAAGGGTAACTCTTTGAACTTCTACTGAATTAGAAAATCTGCCTGTTCTATAATTTAGTGCTGGGTCTCCCATATTATGAACTACTCTGGCGCTAATATTTGCATTGAGTATATTCTGAACAGTAATAGGAGATATATCTCTACCACTAATATTTTTTGGAATAGGTTGTTTTCTAGTTTTAGGTATAGGTCTACCTAATTTTGCAGAGTCTTTTTTAGACATTTTTCTGCGCTTTGTAATCGATTTTTTCTTTTTATTTTTTCCTATAACTTTACCATTTAAAGAGTAATTAAGTACTGAATCTATAGAACTTTCTAAATCTGGATTCATTAAATTATTCCAGATTGTTTCCATAACTTCACTGGAACTAATATATTGTTCGAATTTTTTACCTATTAATTCTCTGTATTGTCTCTCTTCTTGCTTGGTGATATTTTCTTTAGGAATCTGAGAAGTAATTACAGCATATTCATGTCTTTCCGTTAATCCTGTTATTGCATTAACTTTTCTTAATAAATCAGCAGATATAGTTACTTCTGTTTTTTCTACAAATTCTTTATATTGCTTATCTATAAAATCTGTAATATTAGAAGGAACATCTAGTTTTTCTGCAGTATATCTAGTAGCATGGTATGCTTCTGCAAAATCGCTTTCAACAACTGAAACTACATGTCCTCTACGTCTTTCTCCTGTTTTTCTACTAATATCAATTTGTAGTTCTTTGAATATAGTCTCTGTAGGTCTCCAAGACCCTACTAACATAACTTTATGTTTTTCGATCCAATGCCAATTTTTTCTACTTGGTTTAGCGGCAAGAGTGGGAGCTAATTGGTGTATATTTCTAATTTCTTCAGTATTATGTTCTCCTAAATTTCTAAGAGTATTAGTGCTTAAATCTACTATAGTCCACCTACGGTTCATAACATTAGTACGAAACTTATTCTTTTCTGGGCGCATAAATCTATGCCATTCCTTTAAAAAATCATAAGCAGTTTTTGACATTATAAAGCGTTCCTATATAAATCTAAAATTCTCTTAATATGAGGAGGGAAGTCTGCTGGAAGATTAGCTCCAGCATGTGTAACGGAACCCATACCAGATGCACTTGTAATTTTTCGAGGAATTGATTCCTTCTTTCTATAATAAGTAACTAAATCAAATGCTGCTAGTTTTAAATCATTTGGTGTTTCTGAATATCCGCCTCTGTAAGTTACTTTGATGGCATCGGGCCCTGATGGGAATGCTTTGGATTTTCCAGTATCTGGAGCTATACGATGAACTCTGTCATTTTCACTATCTAAAACATACTCTCTATCCACTGTCCAAAAATAACCTGCACTTTGACAATCAGTTTGTGTTTTATAAGTACTGTTGCTACAAGCTCCAGTCCATTTATTAGCTGTGAAATCCCAATAATCACCTACCAGTAAACCGCTTGCTGCTGAGAAGGTGACTTTTACGTCATGCTCTAACTCAGTTGCAGTAGTAGAACAAGCTACTCCAGTTTTGAAGAAGTTAGCTCCACCATCTCTAGACCACTTAAATGTTGCTCCTCCTGTTTCTATTTGAACTCGATATTGTCTACCGACCTCTCCTAGTAAAGAATCTGCATCAAAAGTTTGGATAGTTAGAGTATCTCCTGAAGTACCTCCAGTACCGTTGGAAGCTACAGAGCCTGTAATATAAGCACATGTTGCTTCTGTAGATAAAGAACTGTCAGAACATTGAGCTGTTGCAGAATTTAATAAATAATAATTACTTGAATCTGCAAAGTTATTTTCTACTGTTTCTTTATCTGTTCTGGTATCTAAACGTTCCCATACTTGAGATATATCTCGTATAGGAGTTTCTTGTAAGTAAATCCAGGAACTACCGTCACCATCAAAGTATTCTATTTTCTCTGTAGAATAATTATCAATAAAATTACGTCCACAGTATGTTTTTATAAGCGCACTGACATTATTAATCAACGTCTGAATCTTTGAATCCTTCAGAGCGTCTGCACTAGTAATATCTGCATAAGTTTTATATTCACTTAGATTTATTAGATTTGCCATAGTTATATATCAATACACTTATAAAAACAGGCTGGACCGAAGTCCAGCCAGTTTCTAAATTAAAAATACTTATTAATAAGTACCTAATTTAACACCGCCGCTATATACTTCCTTGAGACCAAGGCGAGTAGTAGCTACGATAGTACGACGCTGACGTTCAACACTGTACTCACTATCTACCTTCATGCCACGTTGCATTGGCTTCAAGAAGTCACGAGTATTGAGTGCGAAGCCCCAAGCGTTACCTGCAGCATGTGCTGACTTAAATGCCTTACTAACTACGACCTTAGAACCATAAATGGAACCAACTTCACCTGTTAGTTTAGTTGCATTAGATGCAGTAACTAAATTAGCATCCTGCCACTCTGGATCAGCCAGTAAATCATACCATGCATCCTTAGAAACAATATAGATAAGATCACTTGGATTCAGACCACGAACGCCCATTGCAGAACGCATAGCTAATAAGTTACCAGAACCAACAGTACCTGTAGTACCTACACTTGCTCCAGTAACACCGGTTCCTGCTTTACGGAACAGATCGTCAAAGTTAGTAGTAGGACCGCCATGAGTTGCAGTATCTGCACCACTAAATGCATATTCAATAGAATTACCTAAAGAACGGACCAGATTAGCACGGATGATTGGAAGAATTGGAAGGATTGCATCTTCCTCAGCTTCATCATTCAAGTATGCCTTACCTGCCAACTTATAGGTGCGCAGAGTAGTAGAAGTAAGTTGAGTACTTTGCTCACTACCGGTAGAAGTAAGTGCACCACCAGCACCATTAGTAGCACCAAGGCGAGTTGAGGAATCTACCCAAGTAGCATACCCACCCTCAGGAACCTTAGGAATTACCATAGTCTGAGCATTCAGCTGAATCTCAGGAATAAGATTAGCAATTACTAACTCCTCTTGTACATCACGATACAGATTAGTCTGTACCTGAGTTTCATACTCTGTAGTACTTGCAGAAGTTGGAATAAGAGCTCCATCTTGATTCTTCTCTAAGAGTAATGCCTTGCCGAAATCAGTATCATCGATACGACGAGATAAAGCCTTAGATAAGAAGTATGCCTTCTCATAATCATCATAAGCAAGCTTTTCTTCACGATCACTACGATCAGCAAAAGTCATCTTGCTAGTACGCATAGCTTCGATCTCTTCGGCCTTAGCTTTTAATTCATCTTGTAAAGAACCAATAACAGTAGTCATATCTTCTTGCTTATCAAGAATACGCTTCTCTACATCTTGTACGAGCTTCTCAGCTCCTGTTAAACCTGCTTCAATAATAGCTTGCTTTTCAGCTTCTGAAGCAGCTGACTTCTCAGCAACATCCTTAGCAGCCTTTTCTTTAGCAGCTTCGGCTTCAGCAGTTTTCATAGCAATGCTAGTAGCAGTCTTTTCTGCGACTGAAGCCGCAAACTTTTGTAAATCTTCTGGTGTCATATTTAACTCCGTCTCTATTTCATCCTTATCGGATTCCATTACTTTTTCTTCCAATACTTCAGTAGCGTCTGCTTCTTTAGTATCTTCAGTAGTAAATTCTTTTTTAAATTTCTCGTATTCTATGGTATCTTCAAAAGACTTAGCTATAGAAAATAGAGAATCCTGATTAGCCGGAACTGAAACTACTGAAATTTCGTGTAGTTCTAAATCCGAAATTTTGAAGACATCAGATGCTGTATCATAATCTGCGTCTTTAACTTGAAAACCCACTGAGAATGCTCTCAGAATGCCTTCTTTAACCATATCATATACTTTACCAGCTGCTTTAGTAACAGTTGCATATACTTTTAGTCCATTTGCATCTACCGTTGTTTCTGTTACTTTACCTATTGGTTGGCTATAATCATGGTTGAACAGGACAATAGGGTTCTTTAGATAATTATTTAATCCGCCTTTTGTCCATGCTTCTTCTGTGATAACATCACCCACTCTATCTACAGAAGTAGTATTAGCGTAACCAGAAATCTTAATCCCAGTTTCATCTTCTTCTATAGATTTAATGCTTGATGTTATATGAAAAAGTTTATTCATTATAATCTCCTACAGTAAAGCATCTTCATCGGCTTTTGCTGCATCTGCCATC